ACCAGTGGCTTCAATGTTGGCGGCAGCACTTGGCCCAACAAAGACTTTTGGCAGCCAGGTGGCGCCAAATTCTTGTGGTATCCAATATGTTTCGTTAGTTAACCAAGTGGGACGGATGCCGCCAATCGGAGGCACTGTGGTATCTGCTACACATTCTACTGCGCTGCCGTTTCTGTAGGCAGTGGAAATTCCTGCAATTGCCTGAGCAGTGTTTCCAATTTGGTTTGATTCCACCCATACAATGTCTCCACGTAAAAACGCTGGACTAGCAATACTTTCATTGCTGGCACCTTTGACTGTGCTGTTGGCTGTTTTAGCTACCCCTTGTAGCTTTTTAAACAGCAAGTCAACATATTGTGCTATTGATATGGCCATTAGTTACTCGCTGCCTTGAGTGATAGGCCAGTCACTGTTTGGCCTGACGTTAGAGCAATTCTAACGTAAATTTCGTTGGTGGCGGTGCTTGAGCTTGACACTGTGCCAAAGGTACATGTTTTGCTAACAGACGCTGTGTTTACGTTGAGCGTTACTACTCCACCAAGGCTGCAACCATCTGACCCATTGCCTGGGCTGTTAACACCCGGGTATCCTGCGCCGCCATAGGCCGCGGACATATCGATCCAGCCATTGGCGCCTGAACTAGCGTCAATCACACTTCCAGGTAGTGCCACCCACATTCCGGCCACGTTGCCTGCATAGGTAATATCAAATTTACTCACGTCTGTTCGCACAAACTTAAATGTAAAATACTGTGTGCCCGATCGTCCTGCACTTAAATCTGGGCCAGCTGGCAAATAGCCAGTTGAATAATTTGTTTGATCGTGTTTTAACACGCCTTGACTACTTGATCCAACCACAGTGGCATCATAAGTTTGTAGTGTTGAACTTTGACTGTTGAATGACGTGGCATTGGCTGTGTATCCTGGATTATTACCTGTTCCTGGATTAATGATACGCACTGCATTTCCAGATCCTGTGCCCACGGATGTTATAACAATGTTGCCTTCATCAATGGCAGTGGCTGTTCCTGATTTCCATAATACTGTGTTAGCCAATGCTGTAGTTAGAGTCAGTGTTCCTGTTGAATAACTGTTGTTTACGCTGAGTTGTGGCCCTGTAGAGCTGGCGCCAAACCCTGTGGTCACGTTGGCTGTGGTTGTAAAACTTGCTGACTGAAATGAATTGAGGGTGTTGCTACCCACGTTACTTGCGTTGTAGTTCACGCTGGCTGGTGCGGCAAACGCACCAGCGGCTGTGCCTGATGCCAATGTATTTGAGGTTGGATACATGTTACCAGACGCATTGGCTACAGTGGTCCCAATGTTAAACTGGGTGGCATTTGTATAGTGCGGGATCGTGCTTGAGTATAGCAGTGTAGTAGACCCGCCTACTGCCATTGTTGTTGAACTAAAACTTGGTGTGCTTGGACTTGAATTGTCGTAGTACCACACAGCAGTTGATGTATTTGATGTAGCACTGTCAGCAATATAAATTTCATTCCAACCGGTAGGCGATGCAGTTCCAGAAATAGTAGAAGTAAACACATACCAAAATCCTGCGGCTATGTTTGCATTGGCTACGTTATAATCGTAGTTGTTGGTAATCACAAGATTGCCGCCGTAAGTACCGTTGCCACTTGGGCTAGCGCCAGTGTTCAAAGTTACTGTACCTACGTTGGCACCGTTACGCACCGCTGTAATTGTGCCAGTGTCACCTGGACCAAGGTTAGTAAAAGTGTTAGTTGTGTATGTTGTGGCTCTGCGCACAGTTGACACTGTGGTTCCAGCAGCTACGTTTTTATTGGCACCGGGTGTGTTATCTGTTTGAGTAATGTTAGTCATGCGATATGAACTAACACTAGCAATTGCTAGAGTTCCTGGACTACCAGGAAAATTTGTTGGACTAGCCGGAACTAGTTTACCAAGTACTGTGTTTAGTTGTGTAATACCATCAGTTACAGTTGTTGATGTAGTCAATGTAACTGCATTACTAACAAGATTGCCAAGAGAGTTGGTTCCCATAGAAATGACATTGCCTAATACTCCAACAATGGCATTGCCAGCGATCCAGGATACATTTCCAGATCCATCAGTGGCAAGCACATAATCTGCAGATCCGCCAGTAATTTTAATGTTTGCACTGGATCCTAAGTTAAGTACACCAGATGCTGCCGAGATGGCATTGGCTGACAGGGTCACGCCATTACCAGTGACATTACCAGTTGCAATTAATCCACCAGTTGCAGTCAATAACCCAGACGTTTGCAAATTACCAACAGTGGCGTTTCCGCTTACGTTAAGAGTTGTAGAAATGGCAGCATTGCCAGCAACGGTCAATGTGGCTGTGGTTGAACTAGTGTTTACGCCAAGGCGAGTGTTGACAACGTCTACAAAAAATAAGTTGCCTTGAATGGCCAGGTTGGCGCCACGAACTAAATTGTCCTGTAAAATATTACCGGAAATACGATTAATAGCCATCTAATACCTTTGCTTGGATATTTATGACTAGGTAGAGCTGTGTATTACTGAGATTGGCTCACCGCTTGGTGGGGCTGATGTAAATGTAATATCGTAGCCACCGTTAACAGTGTAAGCTGAAGTAGAATCTTGATAAATTGATCCCACAAAAACCATAATTTGAGCTGCTGAGCTTTCTTGTATAGACATTGTAAATTGTACAGTACTGCCGTCACCGGTAAAGCTATCAATTGTATAACTGAGAGCACCAGATGACGCCAAGGGTAAATACTCCGTACCATTAAAAAATTCAATATTTGCTAAATCAGTGTTGTAACGAATAAGACCAAAACTAGGTGCTAATGGTCGCACTGCTGAACTACCAGCTGGTAACACAACTCCCGATGATCCCGACTGTAATTGTCGGTTTTTAACGTAGTAGCCCATTAGATTGTTGTGTAACTAGTAACTGCACCAATTGCAGAATTAGCACTGGCGTTGACCTGAACTGTGTCGCCATTGCCAAGTAACAATTTTTCTGCGCCAGAATACAATTGATAGGTGTCAAGTGTATTAATTTGAATACTTGCCAATATTGTATTAACACTGTTGGCTGTTTCCCCACTGGGCACTACGTGCACATTGGCAGTGACATTACTAACTCCGTAGTTAGCAAGACTTAGCCAAGTTATAGCGGTGTTCCCTGAACTTGTGTATATTGGACTAGTAGTTGTTGAGACATTAGATGTTGCAATTGTCATCTTGATTCCTTAAAATATTATTGAAAAAACTATGGCGGCGCTTTTGCTGACCAGCTCGTCATCGACTGTGGGGCTTATAACATACAACCCAGTGCCGCCCGAGCCCTGTGCCTTACTGTAGACTGTCACTGAATTTGCTAAAGCTGCCGGGGTTGTTCCAATATTACCAAACAGTTGAGATCCACGAATTCTTAATTGACTATTGGCCAAATCATATGTCAGCGATGCATTGCCACCAAACACATTACCTGAATCATGAAATTGAATGCTGGCGTTGGGGCCAGCAACTGATCCAGCAACTGAGGTACCAATAGCTTGATACGCTGTAAGTGGTGCCCCGTTACTGTCAACTGCTGGAGAGATTTCCCATTCTAATGTAGAATTATTAAATCTCAATCCAGCATAGGTAGAATTAGATGTTTGAGTTACCAAACCCTGTTGTTGGTACGTTGCGGTACCTATTGTACCAGTGTTGTTGGCAGCAACTGTGATAAACGGATCCCCTACCTCAAGCTTGGTTACATCAATGTAGGTAAGATTTCCTTGAACTGATAAGTTTCCAGTAACGTTTACAGTATGCGTGGTGATATTAACATTGTCGCCGTCAGAGGGGTTTAAGCTAATGATATTGTAATCGCCGGTGATTCTCTTGGTGGTAGACATTTATAAATCCTTTCCAGTATTTATTCGTTGTAGGAAGGTTGCAAGCGGCAAATGTTTCAAGTTTGGCAAATTATTAAGCTCTTGTATATCTGCTGTGGTTTCGCCCTTGACCCGAATAAATTGTTGCTTTGGGAAGTCTTGCACCACTTGTACCAGTTGTTTTATCCAGTTACCAGTGTAGGTTGGGTGTGCTCCAGTTGTTTTGTAAAACTCAGTATCAGCGTAGAGATTGTTAAATTTGCCATCCGTGTCTGGGCCCATGTCAAATCCCAACAAATAAATCACAGGCTGGCGATCTTCTGCGGCAATTGCAGTAGCAATGGGGCCAGAACTAAACCCAAAATACTTTTTTGGAACTACCTGTGCACCCAACCCTGGCAATGGACGTCGAGTATAAAATCTGTTGTTGGTGCTGTAACCCGACTGTTGAATTGCCTGAGCAATTGGTTTATCTGTTGCCACCAAGGCTGTGACTGTGTGATTACGATATAATCCGTTGCACCCATAGACAGGACCCAATTTCAACAGTTGATCTATTGATATTGAGTTTCTACTTACTCCGTTGCCTAACACAAATGCTGTCATAAAAAACCTCCCTAGTATGTACCAGGAAGGTTGCAGGCTAGTGTAATTTTGATTAGCTTGTGTAGTTTTCTACAATAGCCAACGGTACTGTTGTGCCAGTGGTGCCAGATTTGATTTCTGTTCCCTCATCTGTGAAGAAGTTGGTTAGATATCGCACAGGTGGAGTTGAATAGTCTTGCGCATACTTGTTGGTGAGCTTGCTGATTAAAATGTCAGTGCTGTCACCATTAAACATTGCAATGTTCATGTTACCTGAAGTTAATGATGCTGTGGCCTCGTTGGCCAATGTGCATACTCCAACCAGGAATGCAGTCCCGGTGCCTGATCCAGCAGCAGTGGCTGTAAATATATCACCGGCACCAGGTGTGGATTTTGATGCACCGCATTGAGTCCAGTTGGTTGAGCCCACGGTTGCAATAATATAACTATTGCCCACAACTAAATCTTCGTCGGCTACTGCCACATTGGCAGCTACCAAATATTTGGTGGCTCCTTTTTGTGTGATAATAAATCCAGCTCGTTCTTCTGAATCTTCGGCAATATAAACTTGCACACGTACCACGGGGTTGGTACTGGTAGCTACACTACTGCCACCGATTGCATTTGCTCCGCCAACTACACCTAAAAACTGTGTGGTATTAAGAGTTGCCGGATACACTGGGTTTTCTAGCTGATCAAAGCTGTTGAAACCAATATCTTTGGTTGTTGTTTTTTTAATTTTTAGAGGACGACCCATTTTGTTTTCTCCTTAAAGAAGTCCGATGCGGGTTCTAGCCGCTACGCTGTTGGGTTTAATCATCAGCATAAAACACAGAATTGCGTTGACATGTATTTATTGTCAAACAAATATTTTGCCGCACAGTAAAGTCTGTAAATATTAGCATGACTGCAAACGAACTAATAGACCAAGGCAACGAACTACGCGGATTACGCCAACCCGAACAAGCACTTGCTTGTTATGCACAAGCATTTACCCTGGATCGAAAAAATCCAGCGGCATTCAACAACTATGGCAATGTATTGCGCGAAGTTGGAGACCCCGAAGGCGCAATTCCTTTTTTAGAATATGCTGTTAAACTAGCACCAACTTATGTCACAGCGCAATTTAATTTGGCTATAGCAAATTTACTCAGTGGCAACTTGCAACGTGGTTGGCAACTCTATGAAAGTCGATGGAACTACGAGCATTTAGCAGGAACTTTACCTAAATTTACTCAGCCACAGTGGCGTGGTGAAGATCTCAAAGGCAAAACTATTTTAGTTGTTGGCGAACAAGGGCACGGTGACAATGTACAATTTGTAAGATTTATTTTTAATTTACATGCTGCCGGTGCGACAGTGAAATTACAAGTCACTGAACCATTGATTCCATTGTTGAATCAATCTAATCTGTTGAGTTGGGTAGGAGGATATGATGAGGATCCTGGCGAGTTTGATTATTGGGTTCCTATTATGAGCTTGCCTGGTCGACTGGGAATAACATTAGAAACCCTGCCAAAGATACTGGGTTATCTTGGAGCCGAGGCTGGCCGAGTGGCCGAGTGGGCAAAGATATTAGGTGCAAAGAAAAAAATTCGAGTGGGATTTGGGTGGAGTGGACGCAGAGACTCCTGGTTGAATGGTCACAAAGGCATGCCGTTTGAATACATACTAAAATTAATTGAACAGCATCCTGAACATGAATGGATAAATTTACAAGCTGATGCAACTGACGAAGAGACCACCAAGTTAGTTGCTGCCGGAGTACAAGTATATCCTGGGTCAACCAAAAACTTTGCCGACACGGCTGCGTTAATGCATCATTTAGATTTGGTAATTTCAGTTGATACTGTAACTGCGCATCTAGCAGGTGCACTATCTAAGCCGGTATGGATTATGCTGAACAACTATGCAGTTGATTGGAGATGGTTAATAGACAAAAACACCACCAGGTGGTATCCATCAGCAGTGTTGTTCAGACAAGATAGCATGGATAACTGGGATTCAGTGTTAACCAAACTTAATCAACATCTTCGACTTTACAAAATTTAAAGTATTTCCCAACTCATGCTGTAAGTGTAAGCAAATACTGGAGAGGTTACAGTATTGCTTTGAAATTCATTGTTGCTGTTTTTGCTAGATGTAGCTTCAGTGACACGACAAAAAAATTCATGCCCCGAAAACGTATCTATTGCGCCTCCAGTGACGTCTGCACCTTGAATTGTATATGTTGCGTAAGTTGTATTGTAAGATAACAAATTGGGCTTTGATATTCTACTGCCCAGATCAGTCTCAGTTAATCCATCATAGATTACACCAAAGCTGTTATAGCTGTTGCTATTTTGTTGACGAGTAACCTGCCATTGTCCCTGTATTTGAATTCGACATTGAGTTGCTGGATATGTTATTAATGTGTCTGGATCTGTGTAGCTTTGTAAAGTGTTGCCAATTACTGGAATAGTCCAGTTTGTTGCTGACAAACTTAATAGTCCTCCACTCAGTGGTTTAACTTGTGCACCTGGTGATCCATAATCAAATTCACCGTTATATGCTGTGTCTGGCCAACCAAGGCTTAATCCAAAAGTAATTCTATCATTATAACCTTGTTGACTAAATCGCCAACGACCCTGGGCATTGATGTTAAGTCCAGTTGATGCAGTTAACTGCGCCGAACCAGAGTATCCTGGTGGAGTATAAAATGTATTGGGCATAATGTATTTAATCCAACAAAAAACCCGCCGAAGCGGGTTCTTGTTTGGTACAATCTCTGATTAAGAGAAAGACAAGTTAGATACAGCGATCTCACCAACATAGTCACCGGCGTTACCGAATGAAGATGCAGTGTTTGTCAACTCAATGTAACCATAACGAGTCATAAATGACACGACTGGTTCAAATGTAGTTGGATCAAGTACAACACCACTGCTCATCAAAGGAATGTATGGGCAGTAGAAAGCGGCTGCGTCAGCTTCGCTTGAACCTTTGTAACCAACCAACACAGGTGTTGAGTCAGATGCATAAGAGTCAACGAACACACGCATAGCGCCGTTCAATGTACCAACAAACTTGGTGTTTGTAGGAGCTTCAAATGTACCTTCTGTAGTACGTGCAAATGCGCTAGTTGTAGCAGATTGCAATACTGTCAAAGATGCTGGAGAAACAACAGCCCAGTTACCTGCGCCACGACGTGTGCGTTGAGCGATCAAGTTAGCAACACGGTTAACTAGAACTGCCAATGCGGCATGCTCGTCACCAACGAATGTAGCTGTACCTGAAACGGTAGCCTGGTTGTATGTGAACTCAGTCTGAGCCAATGAGCGCAAGCTCAATAGGATCTCTTGGTCAATTTCAGCAGTAATTTCTTGTGCCAAAGCAGCCATAATTTCTGCTTCAACGTCGATACCATGCATGGCTTGTGCGTCTTGAGCAGCTTCAAAAGTCCAACGAGCTTGCAATTTGCGAGTCTTGGCTTCAACAGCTTGTTTCAAGATCTGTACAGAGATCTGACGACCACCGTTACCTTCCATGGTAGCAGTTGGCGAACCAGCGTAACCTTGGGCGGCAGTTTGTGTAGTGGCAGCGTTATCAGCACCGCGAGCGCCAGCAGAGTATGCAACAGCGATCTTGAATGGTGACAATGCTTCTTCACCAGCAACTACAGAAGTAG